CCCATATCCTCATCGACGTCGAAGGCCGCAGCGCGACCTCCTGACCTCTTCAATCCCAACAGAAGGCCAAGATTGACATAGCCTACTTGGTGCAGTGTCAGATGAGTTTCCACATGAGCGGCGGCCCGTCGCTTCGACAATTCGTGTGACAACCGATACAGCGTCGCTGTATGCGGGTCCGAAGTCAAGAAGTCGACGGGTTGCCCCATCGTTAGATCCTCTGTATCTGCCACAAGGAATTCCTCGGGTTCGACAACGAAGTTGGTAGAGTTGATATTCACAAACTCACGACTCCAGTATGTCTTACCGACTGAGGGTTCCAGGCCTGCCATCAGGGCAATCTGTTCCCACGCACGACGACAAGTGTCTGAGGCGAGGAATGCGCAGTCATCGCCGTTAATCAGGAGTGGCAACTCATCCAACCGATAATACCGTCGCGCGCGGTAATCGGTCAGTGTCATTGCAAGTGAACAAACGGCCGCGTTCACCATGCAAAGCACGGGGAAGGAAATAATGGACCCCATGAGCTGCCCGGCCATCTGAGATGTCTCAGTGCCGGTCTCCGGATCGACGAAGATGTGCCTCGTCAACGCCCGCAGTCCCAACTCTCGCAATGCCAGCGGGATACAGCACGTGTCACAGTACTGTTCCCAAACACACTCGGACAGCTCCTTACGGAGGTTGTCGGTGGCGGCCTTGTAATCACCAGAAAGGTAAGCCTGACCTGGTGCGAGATTGGTTCCCAGAACGCGTTGCAGCAATGAGTCAGTCACCGGCTCACCGATAAGCGTAAAGGCGCGATTAGCACGGAGGGTACTCCACATGTGTCTCTGCAAGGGTTTCAAGCAGAAATACGTGAGGGGTGGTCCCTTCGAAATCACACGCACCTTCAACGCCTCCGGAAGAGCGACTGGCTCGACAAACGGCCCCTCCTTCATCGCGAGTTTAAGCGCTTTGAAGTACATGGTCGAAAATCGATGCTGCAGCAAGTCCTGGTTAGACAAGCGGAAGTGTTCCTCAGAATTTGTCCTTGCCTCCTCCCCCCGAACCCGCTCGAACACTGGCGCGACAAAAGGTGCTGTACTGGCTGGAGTGTCCCCGACGACGGCCTCATAAAGAGACGTCTGACGGTCATCACCCGGCCGGCGCAGTAAACCCAGGTCAAACAAGTGTCCGAACGTACCGAGCTGGTTACGTGTTCGGTTATAGTTTGCGGAGAGGGAAGGCATGAATGGTCGCAGAAGGTCCCGAGAATGGAACCGACTGCCCGAGAAGATTTCTTTCACAACGGAACGGCATCTGTCCTGGAGATCAGAAAAGGACACCCACCGATCAACGGCATCACCCTGCGCACGGTCTCCCCAAAAAGGGAAGCTCACGCGCGGAATGTGCTCAGTGTGATTGGTGAGCGTCTTCACTGTATCCTGGATTGCAATCTCGAGAGCCGCCTCATCTGGACGAGGCATGCCCTTTTTAGATTGGAGGATTGAGGTCAAAAGCGACCAACGATTCCTCTGCTGCTCCAAAGTGACACACCGCTTCGGCGAAAGGACAAGATCGAGCCAACGGCCGACTCTGCCACCAAACAGCTTATGAGCAAGATCCAAGGACCCCTTGACGGGATTCTTGGGCAGCTCTTGAGCAGTATGGAAAGCAAAGAAGGCAGCCAGCTTGTATTTCGTCCATTTAAGCCAACCGCAGTGTGCCGACTGTTCACTCCAGGCAACAAGGGTGCTCGCCAAAGAGGTCGAAGCATCACCATAAAAGCCGAACAGTCGGAAGAGGTCCACAAGAACCTGCAAAGACAATCGCAGGTTGTGAACATCCTTCTCGGTAATTGACGCAACAGGTACGGCGGAAGATAGTTCCGCACCCGGGAGTGTGAGCATCCGTTGCTCACGTTCTACCATGGCGTCGCACTCTGCAGATAAACATGGGAGGGGGACACGCGGTTTCAGCTCTTCAGCTGACTTGCCGCGGTCGTCATTTCCCTGACCACGCTTCGAATCAACCTGAACCACTACCCCCGACGGGGGAAAGTGAGAACGGAAGATTTCGATTTCCTGCAGTATGCACGATCCTGATTCGCTTTTGTTTTCGTAAGAAGACATGGC